GGTCTTTCAGAGCGCACGGTTCGTTCAAAGCTCGATTTCTTGGAGACGTCCGGACTGATTGTCAAAGGCAATCAGGCGATTGCTGCTGCCTACATTGATCGCGCCGACAAGCGTCCGGTTTGCTACGACTTGAAGGTTTCACGGGGTGCAGCCGTTGCAGGTCGCTCCGAACGGGGTGCAAATGACGACGCAACGGGGTGCAATCCTTGCAGCAACGGGGTGCAATCTGTGCATGAACGGGGTGCAGCCGTTGCACCCAATACGTCCTTTAATCCGTCCTTTAATCCGTCCTTAAACCAAAACCGTTACAGCGGGGGGAAAAAGCCGACCCCCGCCGTCGCCAAAAAATCGGATTCGAATCTGACCGGCGAGACATGGCAGGCATACGCATCCGCCTACGAACGTCGCTACAAGGCCACTCCTGTCCGCAACGCAACGGTCAATGCCCAGATCGCTGGATTCGTCAAACGCCTTGGTGCATCCGAAGCGCCGGCCGTTGCTGAGTTCTTCGTATCGCACAACAACCGGTTCTACGTGCAGACGATGCACAGCGCCGGTTCAATGCTCAAGGACGCAGAGAAGCTGCGCACCGAATGGGCAACGAGTACTCGCGTCACGGAATCGCAAGCGCGTGAGGCAGATCGCCTCCAAACATCCGGGGACATGTGGTCCCGGCTCATCGATCAAGCAGAGGTAGCACATGGCAGCCGTTGAACTGATCCAAGCGTTGGCCGCGACCGCAGAGCTTTGCGGAACGAATCTGAGCGAGGCTGCCGCAAAAATGTTGCTGCTCGACCTGTCCGACTACGACGAGCGCGCCGTGATGGTCGCTCTCTCTCGTTGCCGCAGAGAGCTGAAAGGGCGCTTGACGCTCGCAGAAATCATCTCCCGCATCGACGACGGCCGTCCTGGCGCCGAAGAAGCATGGGCTGTGCTCCCGTTCGATGAGCGCACGTCTGTGGTTTGGACGGAGGAGATGTCGAAGGCTTTCTGGGTCGCATATCCCCTCATTGAATCCGGCGAGAAGGTTGCGGCCCGGATGGCGTTCAAAGAGTCTTATCTACGGCTGGTAGCTGACGCTCGTGAGAACCGGATTCCGGCGAAGTGGACCGTTTCCTTGGGGCATGACAAGGATGGTCGTCAGCCGATCTTGGCGGCGGCTGTCCAGAAGGGGCTGATTACAAAGTCTCACGCATGCGCCCTGATTCCCGACTTTGAGTCGGTCGACTCGGTTACTCCACTGCTTGAGGACGCGCGATCGAATGATGCGATGGCCTTGGCGGAGCAGGTCATCAAGCGGATCGGGGGAGGGAAGTGAAAAGAAGCCCGAGCGCCCTGACGGCGGAAATGCTCAAACAATACGGCTGGCTGGTATGGACCGTCGAACGATGGATTCCGGGAGCAAACATCCGAGTCGATCTGTGGGGGATTCTGGACCAGATCGCAATCAAGGACGGAAAGGTGATTGGGCTCCAGCCAACAGCGTGGAGCGAGATTTCGAAGCGGGTGAACAAGATTGCTGACTCCGATCACATCGGAGAGGTTCGGAAGCTTGGCTGGACGCTATGGGTGATCGGCTGGCGGTGGGATCCGAAGGGAAAAGAGTGGGTTCATAAGGTCGGGGACGTTAGCTAGGGGGCAGGGATGAGGTCGAAAACAAAGGCGCCGGAATGGACGAAGAAGGAACTCGCTGTTCTGAAGCAGATCTGGGAAAGCGGCGAGACGATCAAGGCGCAACATCATTTGTTGCCCACTCGCAGCATCATCGCAATCAAATGTCAGGCACACGTGCTTGGATTTCCCAGAAAGAAGCGGGGAAAGATGTCGTGGGTGCGCCCCATCTTGATCAAGAAAATGAAGGATGCTCCCGGGCTGACGGCTAAGGAGTTGAGCAAGGCGATCGGATGTTGCTATGCCCAAACGATGCTGATTCTGACCGAACTGAATGAAGCGGAGAAGAAGCAGGCGTATGTGTCAGGGTGGCGTCGGTCGAGCTCACTCTGGGTGCAGCGCTGGACGTTCGGGAACAAGGAGGACGTTCCGAAGCCGCCCAGGCAATCGCGCGAAGAGCGTCAACTATACGATCGCTTACGCCACCGCCGCCAGCACGGTTCATTCAACCCTTTCGCAACCATCGTCCAACAGGTGGCCGCATGATCCCGGCAGATTTCGATGCGCTCTGGTTCGCGCTTGGCATCAGGAAACGAGACTGGGGAACGAAATGACCGCATGCAAAGGAATGAACTGCAGCTGCACAGACGGAGTAAGCCATTCGGCTGAATGCCGCGCAGAGCACGCTGCATCGGTCGCTGGCGGCACGTTTGTGCCGGGTAACGCGGTCAAGGCCGGCCGGAAGATTCCGGTGTTTGGCGAGGATCACAGCGTGTGGTCGTTCTACACGCCGCTGGATTCGTTTCCCGCGGAGACGGTCATGTACGCGGTCATTCCGAGAGGCGAGAGATGAGCGAGCGCCAATTTTTTCGTCTCGTGCACGACACAGCACGTCAGATGGCGGTTCGAGCCGTAGCGCGCGCTCCTGAAGGCATGGTCGTCGAGATCAAGCCCAAGACGCGCAGTCTGGACCAGAACGCGCGTCTGCACGCGATGCTGGCTGACGTGTCAAAGCAAGCCCTGTTTCATTGCCGCTGGTTGTCACCGGACGAGTGGAAGGTCATTTTCATCTCGGGCCACGCCATCGCGACCAAGCAAGAATCCGAGATCGTTCCGGGGCTCGAAGGTGAGTTCGTGAATATCCGAGAGTCGTCGGCCAGCATGAGCGTGTCGCGCCTGAACAGCCTGATGACGTATATCGAGGCGTGGGCTGCTGACAACGGGGTGAGATTTTCCGGGAGCGCGGAATGACTAAAAGCGAACGCCTCTACCTTGGCCGCGTCGCTCGCATGGGCTGCATGCTCTGCAAGGTGCTGGGACTCGGAGATACGCCGGCCGAGATTCACCACGTCCGGGAGGGGCAGGGAATGGCCCAGCGCGCGCAAAACTGGCTCACGATTCCTCTCTGCCCCGAGCACCACCGCGGCAAGAACGGTATCCACGGCGACCGGGAGGCGTTCAAGAACGCACGCGTCGATGAAATGGACCTGCTGGCACTCACGATCGGGGAACTCAATGGATAACGACAACCAAGAACTGCACATGTTTGCCACCTCGTGGGCGTCGTGGCACAGATCGCGCCGTCTCTTCGCGCCTCCGATCCCGCAGAACATCCTTGCTCGCATGCGACCGCAGCCGGTCAGAGAAGCGCCGGACGCCATCCTGAGCGCGGACCTGAGCTATTTCAATCTCGCGCTGCTGGCCCAGCCGGAAGGGTCGGGGAAGGACGCGATGTATTACTTCTACCTTCACCAGATCCGTCCTGTGAAGCTCGCAGCCGACGAAATGGGCATCACCACGCAAGCTTTTTACAAAGCGCTCAAGAAAGCGCGGCAGGAGACATACGCAAGATACAGGCGCATGATGAGAGGAGAAACCGAAACGGTTTCCGATTATTTGGTTTCCGAAATGGCCTGTTATTGAATAGAATTCCGCAAGGCTGAATTATTGCCACCCGAACCCTCATCCCTGCGCCACGCAGGTTTAAGCCGCCCCGCGCGGCTTTTTCTTTTTCCAGACCCATGATCCCGTCAACGAAGTGCGTAGCGATTGTCTCGTTCGAGCAGGACGTGAAGAACGCCAAGCTCTACGAGGCCATGTCCGCTCCTGTTCCTCGCGTCGTCCAGTACCAGGTGACGATCGACCCGGTGAACGTATCTCCCACAGGGGAAAGCATTCGATTCGGCGGAAGCGGTGACGAAATCATGGGATGGGTACGCGTCGCAGATGTTCATCTCGTCGAGCTGCTGGCTGAATGGGATGGTGAGAAGTTCATGAAGGTCCAACCGAGCGCCGAGCGCGCAGCATAGGAGTGCATCTTGACAACCATCGCTAAATTGATGGGTGCTGGCGTCCCGGCAACCCAAGCACAAACGACCGTGGCAGGTCAGCCGCTGCTCGGCCAGTCGGCAGCCGGTACGACCCAAGCGAACGCCGCAGCGGTCACGAACGACTTCACGACCTACACGACCGTCGCATCGGGCTCGGGCGTGCGTCTGCCGGCTCAGAATGGGCCGAGCATGACCGCACTGGCGGGCGACATCTACATTCTGGTGAACGCGCAGGCCACGAACGCCATGCTGGTCTACCCGCCGACCGGTGGCAACTTCGTCACGCTCGCAGCAAATGCGTCTGTCAGCGTACCGGCAGGCAAGACGGCCGACTTCTACTGTCTGGGCAACAACGTCTGGGCAGCGAGCATCGGCGGCTAACCGTGTCTGACAGTAAAGAAGTGCCCGTTACTGCAAAACGGAAGCCCCCTGCCGCTGGCAAGGGCCGTCCGAAGGGCGCTATCAACAAGACGACCAAGGCTGTCAAAGAGGCGCTCACGATCGCTTTCGATGATCTGGGCGGTGTGGACGCCCTCTCGAAATGGGCGCGGGAAAATCAGACTCAGTTCTACCAGCTATGGGGGAAGATGCTTCCGTTGCAGGTCGCGGGCGACGAAGAGAATCCACTTCAGGTGGTGACGAAGGTCGTTCTGGAGTCTCTGGGTGACGACGGCAAGGATTCAGCTTCCTCCTAAGCTGATCCCCGTTTTCATGGGGGAAGCAGACGTCCGCGGCGCATACGGCGGGCGGGGAAGCGGCAAGACACGCAGCTTCGCGAAGATGGTGGCTGTGCGCGGCTACATGTACGGGATGCAGGGCATCTCCGGCATGTTGCTCTGCGCGCGACAGTTCATGAACTCGCTTGAGGATTCCTCGCTGGAGGAGTGCAAGCGGGCGATTGAGGAGGAGCCGTGGCTCGCGGCCTATTACGACATAGGCGAGAAGTACATCAAGAGCCGTGACGGTCGGATCTGGTTCGCATTCGCCGGGCTGGACCGCAACATCGCGTCGATCAAGTCGAAGGGTCGCATTCTGCTGTGCTGGGTCGATGAGGCCGAGCCGGTGGTAAATGGTGCGTGGTCGACGCTGATACCGACGCTGCGGGAAGAAGGCGACGGCTGGAGCGCTGAGTTGTGGGTGACGTGGAACCCGAAGCGCAAGGGCAGCCCGACCGACAAGCGTTTCAGGCAGACGAAGGACGCGCGCTACAAGGTCGCTGAGATCAACTGGCGCGACAACCCGAAGTTTCCGGCCGTGCTTGAGCGTGCGAGACAGCGCGATCTGGAGAACAACCCGGAAGAGTACGACCACATCTGGGAAGGCGCTTACGGCAACATCGCGGGCTCAATTCTCGGGCGCTGGGTGTCTGAGGCTGAGCGCAAGGGCCGGGTCAACGACGGCATCGTGTACGACCCCAGTGGCGCACCGATCGAAGTATCGAGCGACCTGGGATTCCGCGACACGGCGTCGTGGTGGTACTGGCAGCGTCTGCCGGGTGGCTTCCATGTTCTGAAGTACGAGGGCGATTCCGGTCTGGATGCTGACGACTGGATCCCGCGCATTCAGGAGAGCATCGTCGGACTAGGTGCCAGGCTGGGGAAGATCTGGCTGCCGCACGACGCACGGGCCAAGACGTTTAATAGCAAGCACACGACGGTTGAGAAATTCCTTGAGGCGTTCGGCGCAGGGATGGTTGATGTCGTGCCGCAGTCCAAGAAGCTCGACCAGATCAGTGCGGCTCGTTCGGTCATACAGAAGTGCGCGTTCAACGCGACGCTCTGCGAAGACGGGATCGATGGCCTGAAGGCGTGGGAATTCGAGTGGAACGAGGACAACGGCGTGTTCTCTCGCGAGCCGCTGCATAACTGGGCGTCGCACCCGTCTGACGCGTTCGCATACGGCTCTCAGATCATGAGCGAGGCAGAGTATGTGCCGCCGCCCAAAGAACCAGATTGGAACAACCTCCAGACCGTCGGCACGATGGACGAGATCTGGGCAGATCACTCGCGCACGATGGGCGCGCATCGGAGGCTTTGATGTTTCTCGGACCATTCACCGCGCAGGGCAACACAATAGGACTGGCTGTCACGACGACCAGCGGTGCCACGTCTGTGGCGCTTCCGGGACGCGGCGAGACGATCCGTATCGTGAACGAAGGTCCGAACATCGCGTATCTGTCGATCGGCGTCGGCGCTCAGGTTGCCACGGTGCCGAGCGCTGTCGTCAAGGCCACGTCCACGCCGGTTCTGGCTGGCACTGACACTACCTTCAGCGTTCCTGATGTCGCGAACCTGCAGATCGCAGCTATCTGCGCGACTGGCACGGCGGCGCTCGACATTCAAGTAGGCAACGGCGTCTAACCATGTTCCGCGGCAGCAGCCTGATCCTCTCGACGCTGTTCAACACGCAGGCATATGGCTCGCAGGTCGTGACCAGCACGACCGCGCTGGCTCAGAACAGCCCGTACCGGACGATCGTGAACAGCGCGAGCCCGAGCACGATTACGCTGCCGGCCACGCCCACGGCGAACGATACGCGCGTCATCACGAACGTAGGAGCAGGGACGGTGACCGTTTCCGGGCCGTTCCGCGCGGGCACAGTGACGCTGGCTCAGGACAATTCGCGCGTGTTCGCTTACAGCGCGCAGCTCGGCTACTGGACGTTCGAATAATGGCCTACTCCAAATCGGTCGTTTGGGCCGACTTCGCGATCACCAGCGGCGGGACGGTTGCTCCTGCAATCACGGATTCGCTGACGACGATGAATGTCATCCTGAACGGCACGCTTGCAATCATCGGGCTGACCCTCACGCTGCCGGTCACAAATACGCAGGACGGCCAGATCATCAAGGTGTCGACGAACGTGGCGATTACGGGCCTCGTGGTCAACGCTGAGACGGGCGGCTTCATCCAGGGGCTGCTGAGCAGCCTTCTGGGCGGTGGTGACGGCATCTACCAATTCCGCAAGTCAAACAACACTTGGTACAAATTCTCGGGATGACCATGGGCGCAGAAGTCGAACGTTACCTCGGGTACATCTCCGCATACGACAAAGCTTTCGCCAAGTGGATTGATCGATCGGGGAAGATCGTCAAGCGTTACCGGGATGACGCCAAGGATTACACCTATGGCAGCGAAGGTGCGCGTTTCAATGTCCTCTGGTCGAACGTTCAGACTCTGGTTCCTGCCACGTTCAGCCGCCTTCCTCAGCCCGACGTCTCCAGACGGTTCCGTGACACTGACCCTGTCGGTCGTGTGGCTTCGCTCATATTGGAGCGTGCACTTGAGTTCGAAGTGAGGCACTACCCGGACTTCCGGGAGGCCATGAAGAACTCTGTGCTCGATCGCTTCCTCGGCGGCCGTGGTGTGGCGTGGGTGCGGTATGAGCCCAAGACGAGCATTCAGGAGCCGCTCAGCGACAATCCTGCCGACGGTACGGCCATTGTCGAAGGAGCAGGCGCCGACCAGGTCAGCGACGATCAGCCGCTTGAGCAGATCGACGACGAGACGGCGCCCATCGATTACGTGCACTGGCGCGACTTCGGTCATGTGCCGGCGCGGACGTGGGAAGAGGTGCCGTGCGTCTGGCGCAAGGTGTATCTGGACTACCCGGTGCTGTGCGAGCGCTTCGGGGAAGACATCGCGAAGCGGATCCCGCTGGATTCTTCGCCTAATGCCAAGCCCGAAGAGGCGTCTGGTGCAGGTCGCACTGAAACGGGCAAGCAACAGAGCAATAAACAGGCGTGCGTCTACGAACTGTGGGACAAGACGACTCAGCAGGCCGTGTGGCTGCACAAGTCGCTTGGCGAAATCCTCGACCAGAAGCCCGATCCGCTTGGGCTGGACGGCTTCTGGCCGTGTCCGAAGCCCCTGTTCGGGACGATCACCAGCGACTCGCTCGTTCCTGTCCCTGACTTCATCCAGTATCAGGATCAGGCGAACGAGCTTGACACGATCAGCGACCGGATAGACGGGCTGATCAAGGCGCTCAAGGTCCGCGGCGTCTACAACGCTGAGTTCAAGGAGCTTCAGCGGCTGTTCACTGAGACAGGTAATAACGACCTGATTCCGGTGAAGAGTTTTCAGGCATTCGCGGAAAAGGGCGGTCTGAAAGGTGCGGTTGACCTGGTCGACCTTGCGCCCATCGCTCAAGCTCTCCAGATCGCATTCGAAGCGCGTGAGAACGTCCTCAATCAAATCTACGCGATCACCGGCATCAGCGACATCATGCGCGGCGAGACGGATGCGGCTGAGACTGCGGCAGCACAAGGTATCAAGGCCCGTTTCGGGTCGGTCAGGCTTCGGAGTACGCAGGATGACGTGGCGATCTACGCGACCGAGCTTCTGAGGCTGAAGGCTGAGGTGATCTGCGGGAAATTCACGGACCAGACCATCCTCGAGATGTCGTCCGCTGCGCAGTTGCTGCCATCTGATCAGCAGTTGATCGGACCTGCTTTGCAGATGCTGCGCAACAACGTGTCACGCAGCTTCCGGATCGAGGTAGACGCGGATTCACTGGTGCAGATCGATGAGGACGCGCAGAAGAAGGATCGCGTCGAGTTCCTGACGACCGTATCCGGCTTCCTCCAACAGGCTCTTCCGGCCGCTAGTGCGAATCCCGAGTTGGCCCCGGTGCTGGTCGAAATGCTCAAGTTCGGCGTGTCTGCGTTCAAGGCAGGCAAGACGCTGGAAGGCATGCTGGACAACGCAGCTGATGCGCTGGCGAAGGAAGTGCAGGCCAAGCAGGGGCAGCCCAAGCCGCCTCCTGTCGAGATCCAGAAGGTGCAGGCAGAGTCGCAGGCGCGCATGCAGGAGACGCAGGCCAAGGCGCAGATCGATATGCAGATGGAGCAACAGCGCAACCAGCTTGAGTCGGCCAAGATGAACCAGCAGGGCCAGCTTGAGATGCTGAAGGCGCACCTGAAGCAGCAGTCCGACGATTTCGCTCAGCGCGTGCAGGCGCAGCAAGCGTCGCAGGAAACGGCGATGGAGATGCATCGGGACGAGATGGACCGCCGCTCGCAGCAGCAGACCGATGCGTTCAAGGCCATGCTCGAAAACGAGCGGGCCGAGCGCGATCACCAGTTCCAGATGCTGATGACGGCCATGAACAACCAGACGAAGCTGGAAGTCGCGGAGATCAGCGCGCAGACGACGCTGGACGCGGCTCAGATCAGCGCAGCACGACAAGGGAGCGACGAGTAATGCCGATCTACGCAATCCAATGTCGCGAGTGCGGCTGCGCCGATTCAATCTACCGCAGCGTGGCCGAACGTGACGCGAACATTCCGGAATGCCTGTCCTGCGGCGGCGAGATGCAGCGCATCGTGACCGCGCCCTTCGTCGCAACCGACATGCAGCCCTACCAGTCGATGATCGACGGAAGCTGGATCACGTCCAGGTCGCGCCATAACGAGCACCTGAAAGCGCATGGCTGCATCGAGATTGGCAACGAAATGCATCACCTGAAGGCCAAGCAGAAGCCGGAGCTGTCGAAGGAATCGAAGGCAGCACGAAAGAAAACGCTGATCGAACAAGTCAA